ATGTTTACAGATAGCCTAATGAACTCAATGGGGCTTCCACCACACGAAGGTGATTTAAGATTAAGGGCAGCAGAATACAATGAGTCTAAACTAGCACAAGAAAATAGGTTCTTTGCTTTTTCTGGAGACAAGGCAAGATGCTTGCTTGACAGATATGTTCAACATTTATACTGGGGAGATACTGGTCGCAAAGAAGGATACATTGCTTGGAAAGCAGACCCATTAGTAAACCAATCTTATAAAGATGGGTTTGATCCAAAAGACTGGAAAGAATAATGCCTACAGTTGGAGTTCTTCCTGCATCAGGAAAGGCATCTAGGATTGGTGGGATACCAAAATTTTGTTTGCCTATTAGTGATGATAGATGTTTGTTACAGTGGCATGTAAATCAAATGCTTGAGGTATGTGATGAGGTTCGTGTATCAACACGACCTGAGTGGGTTCCAATTATTCAAAACATGGACATGAACATAAAGCTTATTGTTAGAGAGCCTTCAACCATGTCTGACGCAATTGATTTTATGATAGGCGACTATAATGACACTGTGCTTATTGGAATGCCTGACACTTATATCTTAAATTCAACAAAGAACATTTACTCAGAGCTTATGAAAAATCAAGACAACGCAGACTTAGTTTTAGGAGTTTGGAGCTGTCCAGAAGAACTTAGAGGAAGAGTTGGTCAGGTATCTTTACGAGACAATAAAGTAGTAGCTTCAAAAGATAAAACAAATGATTGCGACTATGAATATTTGTGGGGCACTTTACTTTTCCGAAAAAATATGATAAGATATGTAGACCCAAGTAGAAACCATCCAGGAGAACAAATTCAGGAGTGGATAACATCAAGGTTTAATATTCAAGCAGTTAGAAATGACGGAGAATACATGGATATTGGTACACTAAAAGGTTTAAAAGATCTTTACAGAAGAATGGAAAATTAGATGCACGAGTATGAAGATAAGTTTCATATTGAGGTAGATCAAGTAAATCATCCTGCACACTACACAACTGATCCATCTGGAGTTGAGTGCATTCAAATTACACGTCATAGAAATTTTAACATTGGTAATGCTTTTAAGTATCTTTGGAGAGCTGGAATTAAGGATGACAAAAAACAAATAGAAGATTTGCAAAAGGCAATCTTTTATATTAATGATGAAATTAATAGGCTGGAAGGAAGATAATGCCCACCTATGAATACACTTGTGTAACCTGTGATAACTCTATTGAAAAACCAAATGTTAAAGTTGACGATAGAGACCATCAGCAATGTGAAAAATGTGGTAATGTTCTTACTAGGAGTTGGACTCTTGGAAATGTTTCTGTATGGGCTCCAACTGCTGGCGGATATAGATAATGGCTAAAACAAAAACTGTAATTAAGTATAATCCAAACTGGGATGTAAAGTTTGAACACCAGCATGGCAAAGACCTAATTGTTCCAGGAACACCTCTTAAAATAAAGAATGTTCGTGGAGACTTTAAGTTTGAAAAGTATGTAAAGAACACCGATTCTGGTATGGAATGGATTGACGTTATTGGTCCCACTGGATATAGGTCCTTTTATTTGTGGGATTTAAAGGGTATAATTAAACCTAAGAAGAAAAGGATTAAGAAGAATGGCAGCGGAAATTGAGCTAGCAGAGCGTTGGGAAAGAATCAACAAGGTTGTTGAGGAGTTCCTTCGTGGAAACACAAACCCTAACGATATTGCTACAATCACTGGATTTAAAAGATCCCAAGTAACTGAGTACCTAAATGAGTGGCGTACAGTTATTCAAAGTGATAGACAGATTCAAATGCGAGCCAGAGAAGCTCTTGCAGGTGCAGATCAGCACTACTCAATGCTTATTAAAGAAGCCTGGGATGTAGTAGAGCAAGCAGACCTTACTGCACAGTTGCCACAAAAAACATCAGCCTTAAAACTAATTGCTGATATTCAACAAAAACAAATGGACATGCTACAAAAAGCAGGTGTGCTAGACAACAACGAACTAGCAGAACAAATTATTGAAACAGAAGAAAAGCAACAGATGCTTGTTGAGATTATTAGAGATGTTGTTTCGTCTTGCGAAAAATGTAAGCCTCAAGTTTCTTCAAGGTTAAGTAAGATAACAGGACAAGCAGAGGCACTCTAGTGTTTGAAGATATGATTGATCTCCTTGGCGGAGATGAATTTGATGAGAAGCCAGTAAATTTAGAAGAGTTTGTAACCTCTAGAGATTATCTTGGACTACCACCTCTTTCTGATTATCAGTACACTGCAATTAAAGCAATGAGTCAAATTTATAAAAAAGAAACTTTGATTAATGTTTTTGGTCAAGAAGAGGGAACCAAGATATCAAAACAAACTTGCAATGAGGTAGTGTTGCAACTTGGTAAGGGTTCTGGTAAGGACTACATGTCAACCATTTCCGTTTCTTATATGGTATATCTTCTTTTATGTTTAAAAGATCCTGCAAAGTATTATGGTAAACCCCCAGGTGATTCTATTGATATTCTTAATATTGCTATTAACGCTGAGCAAGCAAAGAATGTTTTCTTTAAGGGTTTAAAAAATAGAATTGATAAGTCTCCTTGGTTTCAAGGAAAGTATTCCTACACTGCAGGTTCAGTAAGTTTTGATAAAGGAATTACCTGCCACTCAGGACACTCTGAAAGAGAATCTTGGGAAGGGTACAACGTTCTCTGTGTAATTCTTGATGAGATCTCTGGCTTTGCTATTGATAATACAACAGGTCATGATCAAGCAAAAACTGGTCAGGCAATTTACGATATGTATCGTGCCTCTGTAGATTCTCGTTTCCCAGATTTTGGTAAAGTGGTTTTGCTATCATTCCCAAGATATAGAAATGACTACATTCAGCAAAGATATGATGCAGTGATTGCAGCCAAAGAAACAACTATTCGTGAACATACCTTTAAACTAGATGAAACACTAGAGGTTGAAGATTCAAATAACGAGTTTACTATTCAGTGGGAAGAAGATCACATTAGTGCCTACAAGTTTCCTAAAGTGTTTGCCCTACGCAGACCAACATGGGAAATAAATCCAACAAGAAAGATAGAGGACTTTAAAATTCAGTTTTACACAAACCCTACAGATGCTTTGTCAAGATTTGCTTGTATGCCTCCAGATGCAGTGGATGCATTCTTTAGATCAAAGGAAAAAATTGAAGCATGTTTTAATCAGCCATCACTTGCAATAGATGAGAGCGGAAGATTTGCAGAGTGGTTTGTACCAGACGATGACAAAGAATATTTTATTCACGTTGACCTTGCACAAAAGCATGACCACTGTGCAGTTGCTTTGGCTCACGTTGAAAAGTTTGTAAAGATTACAACATTTAATGACTATGATGTAATTAACCCATTAGTTGTTGTTGATGCTGTTAGATGGTGGACACCAACTGCAGATAAAACTGTAGACTTTAAAGATGTAAAAAATTATATTTTAGATCTTAGAAACCGTGGGTTTAAGATTAAACTTGTAACATTTGATAGATGGAACTCACTTGACATTATGAATGAGTTAAAGGCAAGTGGAATGAACTCAGAAACTTTGTCTGTTGCAAAAAAGCATTATGAAGATATGCAAATGCTTGTAGCAGAAGAAAGATTAGTGGGTCCAGCAATTAGATTGCTAGTAGAAGAGCTGCTCCAGTTAAGAATTATTCGTGACAAGGTAGATCACCCAAGAAAGGGATCTAAGGATCTTGCAGATGCTGTCTGTGGTGCAATATATAATGCTATTGCTTTAACCCCAAGAAGGCAAGGCGGAAGAGAAATAGAAGTTCACACATACAAGCAACAAGCACTTGACAACAAGCAAAAAGAATGGGATAATATTCTACAAAGAGACCTTGAAAAAAATAGACAGGCTCCAGATGATATTCTCAGATATTTAAATGGAATAGGAATGGTTTAGTGGAAATCCCAGATGACTTCTCAATTGAAGAGTATGATGAAATGATGGACTACATGATCAAGCATAACTACATACAGAGTGTTGGCATTGATGAGGATGGTGAGCCCATCTACAAAATGACACAAGATTTAATTGAGGACTACCCAGATATTTTTGAAGCCCACATGGAGTTTACAAACGAACTTTTATTTTCTGTTTGGCAAAAAGGATACGTTGAAATGACAATGACAGAAGATGGAGAGTGGCTAATTATTCCAACTGATGTTACATTAAACTATGAAGAAATTCCTAACCTTACAAAAGAAGAAAGGCTTCTTTTGTGGGAGCTGAGTGAAATGAAAAAAAGAGACGACCAATAGACTTGACAAATGTCATGCCAATAGTGTAAGATAGAGGCTATGGATTCAGAAAAAACAATTGAGTTAAGATACTTTGACAAAGAAAACAAGCTTTTTAAAGTAGTAAATCCAAAAGTAAAAAGAACCTGGATGGACGATACACAAAATAATGCTTACAGATGTACTCCATTAAATGTTGCAAACACTTATGGATGGTATGTTTTATGTCCAATGGATTTTACAGCAGAATGGAATGGTGGACCACTACACTCAGATCTGATTGTAACAGTTATCAATCCTCCAGAAAGTAAAAAAGAAGATTCTCACAGAATTACTGCAACAAATTTTGGTCATGGCATATTAAGCCTTGTTCCAGATTTTATTGTTAAAACAAATCCAGGAGTATCTACATATGTTCGTGGAGTTCCAAATTTAATTGCAAATGGAATTCAACCACTTGATGGAGTAGTTGAAACAGATTGGCTTCCTTTTACCTTTACATACAATTTTAAATTTATTAAGCCAGGAAAAATTAAGTTTGAAAAGGACCAACCGCTGTTTAGTTTTTTCCCAGTAGAAAGAGGATACGTTGAACAATTTGATACCTTAGTCTCAGGTGTTGAAGATTATCCAGAATTTAAAAAAGAGTATGAAAAATATAGCAACCATAGAGGAATGCAGCAAGCTGGAATGACAGAAGAAGATGGTCATTATGGTAGAGCAGAAAGTCCAATTAAAAAACATGACGTAGTTAATCATTTAAAGACAAGCAAGATAAAAGAATTTAAATATTAAATACCCAATCCCCAATAGCTCAATTGGCAGAGCGTTAAACTGTTAATTTAAATGTTCCTGGTTCGAGTCCAGGTTGGGGAGCAGCAGTATATGTTTGTCAGTTGCATATACTCCCACATGTTAAGTGGCATGGCAAACTGACAGGCGAATGTTGCATAATGGTAGTGCCTCAGTTTTCCAAACTGACGGTGAGAGTTCGATTCTCTCCATTCGCTCCCCTAATTAGCTCAGTGGATAGAGCAAACGGTTTCTACCCGTTAGGTCAGGAGTTCGAATCTCTTATTGGGGGCTTTAGAGTATAATTAAACTAAGAAACATCTAAGGAGATGTAATGGAAACAACTGTAGAAGAAAAACAGGAACGAAAGTTACTAATAGCAGATAGATGTGACAGGTGTGGTGCTCAAGCATTTGTCCTTGTAAAAGGCGTAGCAGGAGAGCTATATTTCTGCGGGCATCACTATACAAAAAATGAAGATGCTCTTATTAAATTTTCCTATGAAATCATAGACGAAAGAGACTTTATTAACGAAAGATCGTCTTCAAGTCCTATCTAGGATATAATAGATTTGGGTTTAATGCCTAATTTATAGGAAAAGAGTGATTCTAAATGGGTTCACCAATCGTGGGAGGTAAGGTTACAACGCCTTACAAGAAGCTTGGAAAGATGTGGAGCAAGGGCTACCACACAGGAGTAGACTACGCTTGCAAAGTAGGAACAGACATTGTTGCTGTTGCTGACGGTAAGATTGAAAATGCATCCTGGGGTGCCAGCTATGGTACACAGTTAGTACAAAAAGTTGAAGGTGGCTGGGTAATCTATGCACACCTTTCAAAGGCTCTAGTTAAGGCTGGAGACAAAGTAACAAAGGGTCAGCATATTGGAGAGTCTGGTAATACAGGTAACTCTTCAGGTCCTCATCTTCATTTTGAAATGAGAGATAACATTCGCTGGAGTGCAGGTAAGGACATTGATCCTGCTGCAATTCTTGCATCCTAAGTTATAAATAATAGTGATGCCCCTGACTTGACTTTTGTCAGGGGCTTCTGCTATAATATTTCCTATGTCAGAAATTAACATAGAAACATTAATTGAAAAAATTGACTCATTAAAGCATGAGGAAAATCCAGAAAATCAATCAGAGCACTTTCAAGCATTTATTAATGGGTGGAATAATGCTTTGGGAGAACTTGTCAAGCTTTTAACAAAAAAAGATTAGGAAAAAAATAAATGGGAAAACACCATGACAAAATTCTTGCAGCCTTAGAGGTTCGCAAAAACAATGTGCCACAAAGAGGCGGATACAACATGCCAGGTTCAATGAACAAAAAGAAAACAGGATATGTAAAACGAGGAATTAAGAGATGATTTATACAGGTGAAGAGTTAGAACATGAAGGACATACAAGCGAACTATTTGAAGTAATGTTTGGTCTAGAACATGTTGTTGCAGAATTTTTTTGGAACATTGTATTTGCAGTAGCATTGTTTGCAATTTCAAAATCACGAGTACTAAAAAAGATTCATAAGTATATTGATGATAGACACGAAGTAAGTCACGATAAGTATTAATAAATAAAGAATTGCTCCAATAGCTCAACGGTAGAGCGATGCTCTTGTAAAGCATAGGTTGTGATCTCGGAATTCACTTGGAGCTCTAAAATAAAACAAAAGGATTATATTGTGAGACAACCAAGAAAGCCAAGACAACCAAGAAAACCAAGAGCAAAAAAAGAAAAGTTTAGCTGGGACAAACAGATTGAAAGAGCAGAAAAAGAACTGTTATATAATCGTAGAATGATCGAAGCCACATACAAAGGAACATCCTCTGGTAGAGCTTCAGAATATAAAATAAAAAACAAGAGAAACAATGGAGTAGTGTCGTAATGAATCTAGTAGAATTTATTGAAGAAGTTAAGTCAGGTCAGACCCTCGTGGACTTCTGGGCTGAATGGTGTGGACCATGTAAGATGTTAACACCTGTAATTGAAGAACTATCTAAAGAGCAGGATGTTCGTTTGCTAAAGATCAATGTTGATGAGAGTCCAGAACTTGCACAAGCACTTGGCATCAATAGCATTCCAGTTATTATGCTATACAATAGTGGAGAAAAACTAAAGCATATTGTTGGTGCCAAGCCAAAGCCAGCACTAAAGAAAGCGTTGTTTGATAATGTTTAATCGCAAACTAAAAGATGAGATGCTTGTAGAAGAACATCAGTATCGTGCAGTTATTACATACCTGCCTGAAAAGGGAACCTATAAGGCATCAGTTCAAAGAAGAACTGGGATTAACGAATGGATTAAAGTTAGGTGTGGATTAAAGGGAGTAGTTTTTCAATCTAAGAAAATTGCTGAAGAAACTGCTATTCAGCAGATTAGAATTCAGAAGAGTTTAGATGACAAAATTAACAGCCCTGTATCATATATCATATATGATAACTAGGTGCCATACGCATAAATAGGTGATAAAATAGACGTATGGCATCCAAGAAATTTTTAAACCCTATAAACCTGCTAAATTTAGCATCTGACCCATCTAGTGCCACCGAAGGTGATGTTTATTTTAACACTACCGATGATGTTATAAAGGTATATGCCAATGGTGCATGGGTAGCTATTGGTTATGGCGGTGGATACTCAACAAGTTCTGTTTATTTAGTTAGAAATAATACTGGATCAACAATATTAAAGGGAACTTTAGTTTCTGCTTCAGGAGCAGAGCCTAGTGGAAGAATAGACGTAGAGCCTTTTGCAGCAGTTGGAGGAATTAACTCAGAACTAACTGTTATGGGTATGGCTACTGCAAATATTTCTAATGGTGTTAATGGTGAAGTAATAAGTTTTGGAACTTTAACGGGAATAGATACTAGAGGAGATACTAGTAGTGCAATTGCCGTTGGCGATGAAACTTGGGCTGCAGGAGATATTCTTTTTGCTCACCCAACAGTTGCTGGAAAACTTACTAATGTAAGACCACAGCATGACCTTGCCGTTGCTTTTATTACCGTTCGTCACGCATCCACTGGACAAATTGCAGTAAGAATTTTTCCAGGAAATAATCACTTGGAATGGATGCATGATGTAACTATAGATACTCCAGCAGACAATGAAGTCCTTG